GTATTTGACTTGTAATTTTTTACGGTCAACACCGGGTCATTAATTCCTTCTTTTTTATTCTTTCTTATAACATGTTGATTTACATGAATAATCGTTTTCATATGCTCTCCGAAGACGCGCGACACCCGACTGGTTTTTGGGGGGTTGGGCTAGACATCTAGCCGGGTGCCGCGCTTTTTTACTTCTTAAAACGCTCCCAAGGCTTGGGCTTCGGTGCTGACTCTGGGGCCGCTGCCACCGTTTCCTTGGCGCCGTTCGCGCTTTGGTAAGCCGCCCGAGTTTCCAACTGACCCTGCTTGTTTTCCTTATGGGTGATGACCACCTTCAGGGGCTTGAAGTGCAACTGCTCAGAGTCGGTCGGAAGTGTTGAAAAGTTCAACGCCGCCGTGATCGCCGCAAGCTGCTTCTTCGCAACCTTGACGGTCATCTCGTTCTTGTTGAAAAGGTTCAGACGCTCCCAAAACTTACGACCCGCGTACTTCGGACCCAGAATCTCAAATTCCAGCCACAAGTACTCGCCGTCGCCTGCTTTGGTAGCGCGCATCTCTGACTGCACGATTTGCATCGTGTAATCACCCACCGGAAGAATCTCCGGTGCGCCGTCGTTGATGCCCTCAAAATCAGCCGGGTTCAAGTTCAGTTTCGCCATGTTTATTCTCCTACCACATTGTTCATCGCCGTGCTCAGAGCATCGGCAAACTTGTTGTAATCCAGTGGCAGCATGTCTGGCAACGGCCAACGAGACTTCGCTTGCCACCCCGGACGCTCTTGTGTGTACAACACTCGACTGCCACTACCGACGGCACGGGTCACCTTCTGGTTAAAGCCCACATCGCTTTTCACCGTGCTGTATTGCTGGTTCGCAAACATCAAAATGTCGCACCATTCCGCAATGAGACTGGCGCTGCCGTGGTGCAAGTCCAACTGGTAACGGTCATACGGATCCGCGAGCGGGTCATCAAACCGCTTCACTTGCGTATGCGCCAACAAGATGACTTGCATGCTTTTGTCAGCCCGTAAGTGATCCAGTCCGTCAAGAATTTGACGCCAGTAATCCGTCGCGCTCTTGTAGCCCCGACCGTAACCGATGGCATCAATCGTTGCGACATTGTTGTCACGCGCCACTCTTTTGTGTACCAACAACTCTGCCCAATCCGCAGAGTCAATGACCACAGTGTTGTAGTCGTGCTCCTCGGCAGCGAGTGAGCCAATCGCCTCCATGATATCGTCAAACGATTGCGCTTGAGGAAATGCCATGACATTGATTGCATCCAGCCCCTCCTCCGTTGGGATAAACACCGGATTTGGCGCCTGAGCCGCAAAGGTGCTCTTGCCGATTCCATGCGTGCCGTACAGCACGATTCGGGGCGGACGGGCCACCCCTGACTTCTTCAGACTTTTAAGACTAATCGCCATCTTATGCTCCCATCACGATTTGGACAGTGGTTTTGGCTGGCTCCACGGTCAACGCCGGGGCCAGAATCTTGTACAACTGGGGTTCGTTGTTGGCGAGGTACTTCACGCCGGTTTCGTCCAGCGTGCGCTTGACCGGCCAGAGATTCTCCGGAATCTTGCCCGAAACCTTGTCAAACTTCTCCCAGTCAATCTTGCGACTGATCCGCCCGGTGATCGTGACCTTGTAGCCACCCACCGTGTGGGTCTTGGACCCCTCGTCGCGCTTGCCCAGAACGGCAACAAGCTCCTCTTCAAGAGCGATCCGGTCTCGCTCCGCCTGCTTTTCGGCCTGCTTGGCCTTGAACAGGTCCTCTGCAATCTCAAGTTCAGTTCTCATGTTCAACTCCTTGGGTTAAGGTTCATCACAACCCGACTATAGGCCCACTTGTGACGGAATGCAAGGGGTGGCATGATGTCACCAGAAATGACGCTTCAAGAATGGTTGAATCGGGAAAACTTGACGCATGAGCAATTCGCTGCTATGTGCGGGTGTACCCGTGCCGCCGTTAGTCGCTGGGTTGCGGGTTCCAGAACGCCATCACCTAGGTGGTTGAAAGTCATCGAACGAAAGACCAAGGGAGAAGTCGCTGCTAGTGGTAGCGGTCAACTGTCTGACCGAGATGCTGCGTTTCTTGAAATTTACCGAAATGGTTACACACTTTCGGCAGCGGCAAAGAAATTGGGAATTCATAGAAACACGCTCGGTCGATATTTTTCTGGGCAATCTCAAACGCCCTCATTCATTGTGTCAAAGATCAATAAATTGGCGGGGTTGAAATGATTAGCATCGTGATACACGGCAAACCGATTGGCAAAGCACGACCAAGGTTTGGTCAAAGAAAAGACGGTAGCGTGATGACCTACACGCCACGCGAAACACGCAATTATGAGCAAGCCGTTGCAGTCCTTGCGCAGTGCGCAATGTCGGGAAAAACGATGCTGGAAGGACCCGTGCGCGTGACTATTCATGCGTTCTTCAATCATAAAAAAAAGACAGGCTATCACACTTCACGCCCGGACCTTGACAACATTATCAAGGCGATCTTGGACGGACTCAACGGTGTTGTCTTCAAGGATGATTCTGCCGTCGCGTACATCATTGCGTCTAAAGTTTTTGGCGACGAGCGCGTGGAGGTCATAGTCGAAAATGTCTGATTACATGCGTCAATACGCCTCCAAATTGGTGGATGGCGGATACCGAATCATACCCATCATGCCCGGCACCAAACGCCCGGGTCGGTGGGATGGTGAAAAATGGGGTGAACTTGCGCGGTGGACGGAAATTGACACCAAACAAGCCCATGTTGACTTGTGGTCGGAATGGCCTAATTGCGGCATCGGTATCTTAACTGGCGAAGTCGTTGCCATTGACATTGACATCTTGGATGAGTCCATTGCGATTTCCATCGGAGAAATCTTCCAAAATCGCTTGGGCGTTACGGATTTGATTCGGGTTGGACGGTCGCCCAAAGCCTTGTACATGTACCGCACCGAAGAACCGTTCACCAAGATTTCCATGCATCCCATCGAAGTGCTGGGCTTGGGTCAGCAGTTTGTAGCTTATGCAACGCATCCTGAAACAGGTAAGCCCTACAGCTGGCCTTTGGAATCGCCCCATCAAATCCCGATTGATAGTCTGCCGGTTGTTACCCGAGAGCAGGTTCTGCGAGTGGCCGAAGAAGCCTACCAGACGCTCCCAGCGGCCTTGAAAAGACCTAGGCTGGTGACCACGGTCACAGAGTCCAAGACCTCCTACGACGGGCTAGTGGGCACGATGGCGGCTGTTGAGGATGCCCTGAAGTTCGTACCTAACCCAGATTTGTGTTGGGACGATTGGAACCGCATCGGCATGGCGATTTATTGCGCAACCGAAGGACGCGGGCTTTACATCTTTGATCAATGGTCGAAAGAATCCACCAAATACGATTTGACCGAAACCCATGCGCGTTGGGAGCATTACGGTAAGTCGCCGCCTACGAAAATTGGCGCAGGAACCTTGTACTATTTGGCGCAAAAGAACGGCTGGCAACCGCCCCCGCATCTAGATTTGAATCCCAACAAGTCCATCAAGGTTGATTTAACTAACATCAAGGAACCCAAGCGACCGCCCAAGAGTACGAAAGAAAACTTCCCGCACGAGTGGTTCCAAAGTCCCTCTTTGGTTGGCCGCGTCACCCGATGGATCAATGCCACATCACAACAACCACAACCGACCTTCGCGTTGTTGAACACTTTGTGCATGTTTGGTGCGATTTTTGGGCGACGGTACGCGATGGCGCATTTGAATACTCGGTGCAACATCTTTTCGATTGCCGTCGCAAAAGCAGGCGCAGGCAAGGACCACAGTCGCCAGCGAATCAAGGAATTGATGAACGCAGCCGGGTTGCATCCACTCATTTGCGGCGACCGATTTTCATCGGGTGTTGCCATCTTGCGCACGCTGCATGACTTCCCATCGCGGATTTCACATCTGGATGAAATGGGGTTATATCTACAGAGTTTGACGGCGAGAAACGCGGCGAGCCATCAGCGTGACATCATCAAGACTTTGCTTGAAGTCTACTCCAGCAGCGCCGGGATGTATCACGGCCAAGAATACGCCGATGCCGTCAATCGGGTGAGGCTCGACATCAATCAACCGAATTTCAATTTCTTCGGGACCACAACGCCTCGGACACTGATTCCAGCACTGAATTTTGATATGGTGGATAACGGGACTTTGTCTCGCATCATGCTGATTCCGCCGTTTGAAGAATACCCAGAAACACAAATCCCCCAGCTTTCGCCGCCACCCGAAGATGTCGTGAAAGACATCATGGATTCGTACAATGTTGTGGCCCCGAATGTCGGTAACCTGTCAAACCAGCCGATGTTACCCAATTCCCCAGTGGTTCCAATGATCGTGCATTGGGAGGACACCGCTTTTGAAGAGTACAAGTTGGTAAG